ACTCTCAAGAATTGACTATATTTAAATCTAGCACCATACTTATTTAGCTCCGCAGATTCAGCGTACTTATTGATACTATTTTGAACAATTGTACTTACAGCAGCTGCAGTAGGTGCTTTATTCGTATTATAATAAACCCTATTATTAGTCTCAATAAACAAATATTTTAAATCAAGAATTTCTGCTACAATACCTGCAACAGAATATTTCTTTAAATCTCTTTTAATATTTTCTTTAATTGCACCTGGTACGAAATCACCTGTACGTGGTTTTATACTAATGAAAACCTTCCCATATTGTGGTGGGATTAACTCTTCACCACCATATACAGAGATTGACTCTGCTTCAGGGTAAATCTTATTAGGTATTAAAATTTCATAGTCATTAGCAGTTAATGCCCTATTTTGAGTACCATATATCTGTGGTGCATACTTTTTAACGGAATCTACACTTTCGATTGCCTCACCCCCACTGGATGCCCCCTGGGTAGAAATTAAAGAGATTCCACTCGTTACATTATAATCAACAGAATTTCTATTATATGTTATTCTTCCTGCATAAGTAAGTCTACTAATACCATTTGCAGATTCACCACTTGTTACGATATAAGATGCTTCAATAACATTACCATCTTGAAGTGCTTTACCGAATATACCATCACCAAAGATCAATTCATATCTTTCACTTTCAACTTCATTAATAAAATATACATTAGATTCACCTGTAATAGTCGTTCCTGTTTTTTCTGCAAACAAACTATCTTGTCTAACATATTCTACAGCAGTTGTAGAATTAGCATTTGCTTTTACCTTAACAGTCAATGTATCAAGATCAATTCCAGTATTATCTAAAATAAACTTTTGGAATGGATTTCTACTAGAATATGTAAATACTTTATCTAAAAGAGTTCCTTCATATACATCTATATCAGTAAATCGTGCTAATTTTCCAGTACCAGTAGAGTCTGTAGATTCAATAACAGAAACTGTTTCATCGTCAGGTATATTAAAAACAAAAGATTGACCACCAAAAGAACTACTAGTACTTGCAACAGGGCCTTTTTTAAGAGTTAAACTTGATGGAGTGGGTGAGACTGATGTCATATCCACAAAGAAAGTTACTTTATTTCTTGATGCCTTTTTAGACCTTGGTAAATAACCTATATTCCTTGCCAGTGCCACCACATTCTCCCTCAGAGTGGCGGAATCAATGAATACCTCATTAGATATCATATTAGCGTTATAAGAGTTTATATACGTGTTATATGCTAAGACATCTAGAATAGTAGAAAGATTAGATCCTTCAAAATCATAATCAGTAAAATTGGAATTATTCTTAAGATAATCCTTTAAAGTAGTTTTTATCTGGTCAAAATCCAGACCAGTAAAGTTTTGGAGGGACATTTATCTTGATGGTAGCAATACGAACTCTAATTGTTGAGGTGGAACATCCAAACCTATGATATTATATACGATAGTGACAAAATATTCATTATTATCATAGTCAGGAACCACCGCTAAATCGAGTAAATCAACTCTGGATTCATAATTTACGATAGTATATTCAATTTCTTCCTTAATAGTTAAGGCTGTAACTTCATCTAGGTTTTCAAATAATGATTTTTTTAAATCAGATCCGAAATCTGGATTAAAAAACTTTTCCCCACGATTAGTAAATACAATATTTCTTAAAGAACGTGCAATTGCAGCACTATCTTTTAGTGCAAGTAAGTCATTATTCATAGGACTTATCTTAAATGTTGCACTAATGTCCTTAAAACCTTGCTTTACCCGTTCTAATGGCATTGAAAGTATGAGAATATAACTTATTTATTAAGTTTTTTGACCTAATATTCTGTCAACGTCATTGAATCGACTTCATAATCCAAACCATCGTCTTCTTGAGGGTCAAAAAGCTCAGTTTCAACCAAAGAATCACGCTTTTTAGGTGTTAATTTATCATTAGTAATCTCTCTAAGCATCTTTTTTTCCATTTTGTCCCCTATTTTGCTTATTTAATTACCACTATTTAACATCATTAAACTTAACACCTTCACAATCGCTCTTAGAACAGTAATATCGACCTTCTTCATCGGTCTTAATAGTTAAATATTCGCAATTTGCCGTCCATTCGTCCATTGCTTCTCTAACAATTGCCTTCATTTCACGTTTTTGGCGTTTGTTTAGACTTCCGAAACGACTATCAATCCATTTCTTACCATAATAAAAGACAAAAAGGACCGCAAGTAATGCGAATCCTTCACCCCATGATAAATTCCATGCCCATTGGAAAAAATTCCACATTATCCTTGTCCTCTATACTTCTTTTTTGCCCTATTGCGAGAAGTTGCCGACAATTTCGAGAGAGCCGAGCGGCCTTGACGTGTTTTCTTCGGTCTTGACAAGATAAATTCACTTCCAAGTAACCCTTGCTTCATTTTTGCCATAATTTCCTCTAAGATTTGTTAAGTAATTTTTTAAGTGCTTCCGATGGGACTACAATAGTAAAAATTAGTCCTAAAAACACCGATAAAAGCACTTTAGACGATAAAAGTTGCAATAAAAAGACAATTGAAGTGCTTATACCGAATAATGACCACTTTTCTTTGACTATTGCAACAATTTTTTCAACCGTTAGTTGTTTTTGTGCCATCCGCATCCTCCATTTTAATTAAATTAGCATCAAATACCTCTTTTCCTTCACTCGAACTCTCATAATACTTCTCCGATAGGTCTTGTAGTTTCTCCATTGCTTGTTCATGGGAGAGATTACTATGAATAACCTCTCCATCATAGAGAATATTGAATTTTGCCATTACATTTTATTCGGATCTGCTAAAAAAACAAAAACAAACCAAATTACAAACAAAATTGCTAAAATACCGAGAAAATTTGCGATAACCATAATAAAAAATTAAATAATACGAGTTTTTTCGTGGCCAACCCTAATACGAGGATCGCACCAGATTTCAAAACCTTCATCCATTGCGTCTAGACAGAAACTAACGTCCTCTCCACACATATCTTGGACTTCACCTGACTCAAACTGTTGCATTTTAGGTGCAAACCAAGGATATTCGAGTTTCTCAAATACACCATTCTTAATCATTACCCAACCAAAGCCAGTATAATCAACTGTAAATGGTTTCTTACGCTTACCCATAGTCTCAACGGTTTCATGATTCATTACACCGCCATTCTTACGGAAATCCTCTTCCTCTAACCAGTGAGCAACAGAAGTTGTTTGACCATCTTCAGTAGCATACCAACCAGCAACGATTTCCTTCTCTTCACCTTTAACAGTATTCCCTTCAGAATCAACAGTATCGGCAGCAACTGCTAAATCGCATAATTGCCAAAACTTGTTAGTGTCAAAGACAATATCTGAGTCAATCCAAAGTTGATAATCATACTTAAGTTTACCATCCCAAGGTATCTGCTTAGGTCCACGTAATACATTTGCACCAAGTACCTTACAACGTGCAAAGTTTACCATTGATGAGTAATCCTGAGAAATCTGAATACTCATTCCATTCTGTACCATGTCAAAACATAACTGTACAAAATTCTTTAAGAAAATATAAGAGCAACCTCTTCCTGGTAAACAGAAGACGATTGCTTTTCCTTTCATTCTTTGTTTGATTGCATCAATATCCCATTCGGGTGCTTTCTGTTTAGGTGCAACCGTCTTTACTTTAAATCCTTTAGCCATAAAAGAGAACTCACTTTCAATGTTATTTTATCAGTTTATTTATGACTTGTCAATAAGAATGTTCATCTAAAGGTGAGGTATATACTACTCTTCCTGGTCCACCGTATCCTACTTTACCTTGTAACTTAGTATATGATAAATCATCTTGTTGGTAATCAGTATTTAATAAATCCATCATTACATTTAACATCTGCCACTTCTCTTCAAAATCTTCTTCATCTAAATTCCAATATATCGGTTTCTCTTTAAGATAAATGTGGTATGTGATATCATCAATGTTTTGCATCATCCTTAACCTAAACTTCAATTATATAGGAAGACGTATATCTCTTGCGAGACCTAACTTCTTCAATACTACTATAACATACCATGTCAAATCAAATTGACCTTGTAATCCTTGTTTTGCTGAATTAGGAAATGCATGGTGATTATTATGCCATCCTTCACCAAATGCAATCCATCCTAACCATCTATTATTCCTTGCTTCATCTATATCCTTATAAGGTTGTGTACCCCATGTATGACACACTGAGTTAATACACCAAGTCAAATGATATACAGCAGTAATCCTGAGAGGTATACCCCATAGTACATAATGCCATCCTCCAAGATTATATAAGAGTACTCCAAGGGGGATTTGTAGCAATAAAAAATTATTATCTAACCATCTATAATATGCATCCTTTCTAAGGTCAGTTGCATATCTCTTTATTCTCTTCTCTCCAGGTACTCGGACTAACATCCATCCTATATGAGCCCACCAAAACCCTCTGTTTATATTATGGGGGTCGAGTGCTTTATCAGACCATTTATGATGTTGTCTATGAAGTCCTACCCATTCAATTGGACCGTACTCCGCACTTAATGCACCACATGTCGCAAAGACCCTCTCTAACCACTTAGGTACTCGGAAACTCCTATGAGATAATAGACGATGATAACCTAATGTCAATCCAAGACAACCAGTTACAAATGCTAAAATACTCCATACTAAAAAAGCACCCCAACTCCATTGTTGAAGTGCGACTATACTTAAGAGATGTACAACTAAAAAGAAACTAATTGTTGGCCATTGTAATTTCATAAATCCTCACGGTAATTTTTTTTCTGGCCCGTTTTTTATATTTAGCTCTCGATTTGGGTTCGTTGTAGGTTAGGAACTTCCAGCTTTTTTAAACGGCAACGCGACGCGGCAAGGTATAACCAACGCCCATAATTAACTGTCCTCACGCATTATTTAAGAACTGCAAATACGCATCATGAAAGTATTACATAGTGGCTGCACGGTTTGTGTTACTAAGCCATTATAGGATATAAAGGGCAAAGTGTCAAAAACTCTGCCCTTATTTGTGTTGTTATGTGTTACTTATAGGGTTGTAGATTGCACCTCATAAAGATCATCTAAAACGGCAAGGATTTCATTACCATTGTTTGCATTTTCTAGAAGGAATTCAGCGAAGCTTCTTGATACAAACTGTTCAGAAGAAACTGACATAATCAAAGAGAAATTAGGTTGACATTTGTGTAACTTTAGGGCAAACACATTCCACGCATTTCTTATTAATAACGGTCTGGAATACTTAGTACTTCGGTATAACTTTGCACGTACTCATTATCCTCTAATTGTAATACTTTTGCCCAGTCAATTTGCTCTACATTAAACTCATTTTCTACGCATACTTCTAGGGTTATTCTATACCTAGTGTGTGTACGGTTTGTGTTAGTAACTGGCATGAAATTAGAGAACTGGTGATGTTACTTTATGAAGCTATAATATCACGAAAAAGAGTATAAGTCAAGGATTGTTATTGACCCCTGATAATTACACCGAGGGTCTTGTAATTATAGCGAGATTGTGATATAATGCTCGCTAAGATAACGACTCTATGTGACATTAAAAACAACGTAATCTGTTTGGATTCTATACACATAACACACAGATTGCATCCAGATTAATAACACATTTAAAACACGAATAGAACGCAACCTTATATTTATTAATGCATTTAGAACGTCATTTATAACACTTTTCCACAGATTTACCTTAATTTGTGAATAAAACTGTGGAAAACTATGTGTTAGATAGTAAGACAATAATGACCCTTCCAATAACAATAAAGACAAAGAATTTAAGTACATTGTTTGATAACGTAAGGAGTTTAATCATGGAAGCCTGGTATAAACTTTTCCATACGATTTGCTGACCATTCTATTACTTTTGCACTGTTATTCTCC